CCCTCTTTCGTGTAAATACCTTTCTCAGATAGCTCATAGGCTTTAATTTGCCAATAAACATTTTTAACAATTGTTTCCGAGGCTGATCCGATTGGTTTACCGCTCTTTCCGTTAAAGATGTTAGGGTAGAACTTTGTAATTTGTTGGTATGCGAGTCCAAAAAAAAATATGCTTTATATGCTTCTGATACTGGTAAGTCTAAAAACTTCTTAGCTCTTGTATCTATTTTAAGCTCATTATACTCCTCATCCTGATGCTTTCTAAATAGTATGGCTGTAATCCTTGCAATGTATTCCCACTTTCTATATTGTTTCTTTTGAAATAACGTAGATAATGCCTGACTTTCTGCAAAGTGTTTGAATGTAGCACCGCCTAAAAGTTTCTCTACTCCTCCAGCTGTTTTAGCAGATTCTATAAAAACATAGTCTATACCCTCAAAGTTGATAGTATCAGACGAACCAACCTCAGCCTCTGTAGGCTCTCCTAAAAACTTTCCTACTAAGTTAAACAGTTCTATTAGTGAAGTGTCTTTAGAATCCTTTATTTCTATTTCAGACTCTAAGTAATCTCTAGGTATGTCTGAAAATATTAATATCCAATCAATATAGAACTCTAATAACTTAACCTCGCTAACTGGTGTATCTTCTTTGTCTGAATAAATATACTGTTCTAACCATTTTGGCATAGCATCAATATACTCTTGAGCTATAGACATTTGCTTTATAGTGTTGTCAGCCCATTCATTACGTAATTTATATTCTTTGTCTAGGATAGTTACTATAATCATTTATAGAGTCTTAATAATAGTGTTAATAGTAAACGCTGCTTTGTTAAGTTTTGCACACGAGGATGTGTTTAGGCTCTTACCTCTTTCCTCTTTTACCGCTTTATCAATCAATAAAACCGTTTCAATTAACTTATCTTTTAATGATAACTTTACAGGCTTAACCGCTTTCTTTTCTACTTTCTTTTTAACTGTTTTCTTTTCCATAGCGTAAATATAAATATTATTTAATAAAGTTAATCTTTTGATAATGTTTTAAGCCTTTGTAAGACTCATTAACAAACCCTCTACGACCTAACTTAAAGTTGTTCTTTATCCAGTTACTAGATGGACTTAAAGCTGGATAGTTAAAGTAATAGAAATCATCACTAGTACACATATCAAATAGAAGTTGATGTGAATCTCCTTTACAGAAAATTATTAACTCAGCATCTTTATAAATCTTGTTTTGTTTTAAATACTGGTCTATCTTATCAACTCCTTTTAAATCTAAATGTGGTTTAAAACCAAACTTTAAACTCTTATCATCCTTTCCATGACTTATCACAAAGCAAATGTCTTTAACAAAGTAGTGGTTAATAAACTTTCTATGGTTTGTTACTGTTACGTTTTTAAATTGTAGCTCAGCTATTTGTTTAAAAGCTTCATTAACAAAGTAACCAAAAGCACCACTATGATTATCGTTACAAATGTTATTAAAATGTATTTCTTTATAACTACCTATTAAGCCATATAGTATTTTAAGCTTAAATTCTAGTGCATAATCAAAAGCCTCCTCATTAGTCATATTTTGAGGTAGTGCATGACCGCCTCTAGTGGTCTGAGCGTTAAAACCGTCTAACAAATCCCCTAACTCATCTACATAAAGAATATCACTCTCTTGCTCCTCTAAAGTCTTATCTATTACTATCTGAGCGGTTTTAAATAGTTCTTTCTTATCCCACTCAGCTTTATACATAGTATTGTTATCTATGTCCGTATCCATACCTATGTGAACATCTGTTATAATAAGCTTATCAAAGTCTTTAAGATTGGTACTTTTGTATGTAACCGTATCAGATCCATAAATATCTAAAGGATTAATATACTTTTGGATTATCTTTTCAAAATCAAAGCTTTCTACAGCCTCCTCTATTGTTTCTTTCTTTGGAGCGTATTGTATCCATTGTTGACCTGTAGTCTTAGATGTGCTTACCTTAATTACCTCAAAGTTATCAGGTACTTCAATCGGTTTACTTTGTAGTTTCTCTGTGCTGGATATTACTCTACCGTTTTTGTCTAACTTCTTAATAGTTTCAACAAACTTTCTTTTGTTTGGTGTAGTTCTAAGGTTTATTAGTTCTTTGTGTTGTTCTTCTGTTAATCTATGTCTGTTATCTTTTTTTACTTTTAACCCTAAAAACTCAATCTCTGACTTATTTAGTCTAACCCTAACTTTATCTCCCATCTATTAGTTTTGCCCCTAATGTAATAAATTATTTTTGATTTGCGAATTGAGAATAAACACATCAAACAATGTTACGATTAACTTTATATTCGTAACATTAAGACATAGCCCTAACTTTTTTACGTCTGTTTGTATTTCTATCAATAGCCATTATTAAAACATCTACCATATCATCGTGTTTAGCATTAGGAAAGCCTTTAAGCTCATTTAAGAAGTTATCTATATATCTACCATCTAACATACTTACCCTACCACTCTCAACAAAAGCGGAGATACTACTTGCTCTACTAATTTTATCCTGAGTTGGTGGTTTATCCTCCATTATGTTTAATCCAGTACTTCTTTTAAGCATCTGTACAATACTTTTACCACTTGCTTTAGGCTCTACATATATACGGCTTCTATTTGTGTAACCGTTTACTATTGTAAAGTTTTGTATCTCTTTAATTAGCTCAGGAAACTCCATACGAACGGCTCTAACCTCTCTTATGTATAGCTCGTTATTGTGGAAAGCAGCGCATAACATTGCTGTAGCATCATTCTCTTGCTTATTAGTGTATGCGGTATCTAAATAGAAATCCCACTTTAACTGATCTAATTTAAGATTATTAGGTAATTCTTTAATAGTGTTAAACCAATCACCTTTAAAGATACCTCCCTCACTTGGTGATGGTAACTGTGAGTATTGACCACTATAACCATACGAACCTAAACCAGTTTTAAAGCCATCTAAGACATTCTTACTTAATCTTTGTTGAAACAGTAACCCATCAACATAAAGCTCTTTTAGTTCAATTGGTTTAACGTTATCAGATAGTTCAGCTGGTAAACAAATATGCTCCCAGTTATGAGGTTCTTTATCTAATAACATTCCTGTCATATCATCCTCGTGTAACCTTTGCATAATTACAATAAAGATACCTTTGTCAGGGTTGTTTAGCCTACTTCTTAGGGTTTCATTAAAAAATCTATTAGCGTTATCTCTTTCTACTTCTGATCGTGCCAACTGTGGGTTTTGTGGGTCATCTATTACTATTACATCTGCACCCATTCCTGTAACCGTTCCTCCAGTTGAGGTAGAGTATCTTAAACCTCCATTAGTAGTTGTATACCTACTTTTGGTATTCTCATCTTTAGATAGTTTAATATCAGGAAAATGCTCTATAAACCAATCAGACTCTATTAGCCTCCTGGACTGAGTAGAAAGCACTATAGATAAACTTGCTGAGTAACTTGAACTAATAAACTGTATTGAGTCTTTTAATATCCAGCAGTAAACACTAAAGAAAACATTTACTAACTCACTCTTTAATGTTCTAGGTGGTACATTGATTAAAAGGTGTTTATCTCTTTCCCCTCCGTTTACTATTCTCTCAGCCTCTACTTGTAACCTATCACATAGTAATTTAATATGCCAATTAGGAATAAGCTCTTGACCATTGTGAAGTGTTTTAAAAGCGTCTAAGCTAAAATCATAGAAAGACTTCTTATATAACTCACTCTGTATCTTTGTCAGGTTTAACCCCTTTAATAATTGTTCTAAGTGTTTCTGCATCTAGGTTACTATAATCAAAAGTTGTTTCTACTTTCTTCTCTTCTTTAATTTCTTTTTTATCAGCCCAATTAAAACGGTTCTTCATATTCATGTACCAACCAGTATAAGAAAACTCTCTATCATCTAAAGATTTACGACCTTTTTTAAGCCACCATGAGTGAGATAATGCTCTACCCATTTTTATGGTTTCCGAAAACTCCTTTTCTTCTAGTAGCCATCTATCCCATAAATCATTAGAAAACGACTTTCTCCACTCCCAAAACATTGCTTTTATTTCAACATCACTAGCCCCCTCTTTATACTCTTTTAATACTATATCGTACCAATCTTTTGGAAAGTCTTTTTTTGACTCTTCAAATTCTGATTTTGGTCTACCTACTTTTTTAGCCATCTTATTTATGATCAGGGTTCTTTTTAAAATACTCATCTTTTACCATACTTACTTCGGTATCATTCAAAAGTAAATATCTACAACCGTCATTCTCTATCTTGTTACTAAAGGTAAAAGTATCATCTGATTTAAGAACTTTATACCATTCACTCTTATAATAAAACTTATCACCTACCTTAACTTGATTAACTTTCATAGTGCTTTAAATATACTAAAAATATAACAGTATTGTAAAAGAACATTTTCTAAAAAGAAAACACCGCTCAAGCTTTCTTTACAAG